GGTCAGGTGGCACGCCATCTCAACGATGTGCCTACCGACAACCGAGCAGAGAACCTGGTCTGGGGTTCACGAGCTGAGAACCGCCGGGACATGGTCACCAACGGCAAGCGGCCGAACAAGACACACTGCATCAACGGGCATGTCCTTGAAGGAGAGAACGTCGCACCGGGTAACCGGTGCCGCACCTGCCAGCGCGAGCGCGCACGAGCACAGCACGCACGCAGGAAGGAGGTTGCAGAGTAATGCCGACGTTCCCCGTGCATTACCGAAGACCGTCCTAGGCCCTACCAAGAAGAACTGCACCGCATGTGGCGCTCGAAGCGGTACGGCATCGCGGTGCTCCCGAGGCAGACCGGCAAGGACGTGGCCGCCTCGATGGAGCAGTGCGATGCCAGGCTGCGCACGCCCAAGACCACGGGCGTGTACGTGTCGCTGTCCAACCCGATGATCCGCGACATCCTCTGGGACAAGACCTACATCGACCCTGTGACAGGTGATTACATCCGTGGCCTGCAGGACAACGTGCCCGTGGAGCTGGTCGACTGGAAGGGCACCCTCATGGAGGGGCGCTTCCACAACCACAGCCGGCTGAAGCTGCAGGGCTACTTCCAGTCAGGCCAGGACAAGGCCGGTGTCGGCACGTCCTACCAGGACTACACGATCACCGAGCTGGCGCTGTTCATGCGGGAGGATCCGATCCCCCGCATCATGCCCATCCTCGAGAACCGAGCCGAGCAGAAGCGGCTGATGGTGGCGAGCACCCCGCGTGGCAAGCGGCGCAACCCGCTGTGGCAGCTGATGGAATCGCTGAAGGGCAACCCCGAGGCACAGGTCATCATCCGAACGATCGACGACCTGAACGCCATGATGAAGCGGGAGGGCCTGCCCGAGGTCCTGACCGAGCTCGAGCTCGAGCGGATCCGGGACACCTACCTCAAGCGGTTCGGCAACGACCGCATGTTCGAGCAGGAGTACTACGTCTCCTTCGAGGAGATGGACGCCGCGGCTGTGTACGGCGAGGCGTACATGAAGCTGGTCGACGACAAGCGGGTGCACGACTTCAACCCGGATCCCGGCCACCCGGTCTACGTGGTGTTCGACATCGGCTCCTCGGGCATGCAGTCAGACGCCACGGCGTGGATCGCCTTCCAGTGGATCAACGGCCGGCTGTTCCTCTACGACTGCGGCGAGGGCCACGGCAAGGCGCTGCCCGAGTACGTCGACGAGCTGCAGCCCAAGCACTACTTCAACAAGGTGGCGGCCATGATCCTCCCGTGGGACGGTGACCACCACGAGAAGGCGATCAACACCACCCCGGCCGACATGATGCGCCAGCGGTTCCCGAACGTGGCGGTGCTGGCCAAGAGCAACAAGGTGTGGAAGATCCCCGGCTCCAGGGCTGGGGACTACAACATCGTCACCGACATCCAGCAGACCCGGATGATGCTGTACAACACGATCATCCACGAGACCAACTGCCAGTGGCTGCTGGAGTGCCTGGAGAACTACAAGTACGAGTTCAACACCCGGCTCCAGATGTGGACGCAGCAGCCGCTGCACGACAAGCACAGCCACATGATGGACGCTCTGCGCTATGCGGTGCAGGCGGTGAAGGAACTCGACTTCTTCAGCGGAAAATTTTTCGACCAGCCAGGCCAGAGCACAGGCTCTGTCGACTACGAGCAGGACTACACGGGAGTGTGGGCATGAAGATCGTGACCATCAAGCAGGCGCTGCAGCATGTGGCCGACAACCCCGTGCTGAAGACCGACGTGCTGCTCGACGTGCACACGCACGAGCTCGTCGCCCGATCGCTGTTCGAGATCGCCAACGGTGTGCAGGTCAGCGAGCGTGGCTCCCTGTCGCGGGCCAACGTCGCACGCACCATGATCTTCAACAGGCTGGTGGGCAGGCGCAAGCCTGGATCCCACCCGGCCACGCACCAGAAGGTGGAGCTGGACTTCGTGGACCTGACAGGAGGTGAGCTCGAAGCATGAGCGCAGAGGTTGTCCCGATCCGGAAGTTCCGCAGGGAGGTGCCGGAGGAGCATCGCTCCAGCCTGGACACCCGGCTGCTGTGGCTGTGGCACCAGCGGTTCGGCACCGTGCAGACGGTCTACTCGCACAGCCCGGACATCCTCGATGTCACGGCTGCCACGCTGATCCTGCAGGCGGTGATGGCCCGGGATCTCAAGAGCATCCAGCAGCTGTTCCAGCGGCTCGAGGGGAACGCCATCTACGACAAGGAAGTCCTCGGCTCGGCCACTGCTGTCAGGATCTAGGCTGGTCGCGCTTCCACTTCGCCCGCCATTTGGCCGCGGTCGGCCGGAGACAGGGCTGGCAGCGGCAGCGGCCCTTGGAGGCGTGGTCGTAGGCGTCCGTGTCCGGCCTCGTCTCGGGCCAGGAGCGGGCCTCTGCGGGCAGGAGCGGGATGGGTGGGAGCCAGTCCCCCTTCCACCGCTCCCAGCCCTCCTCGGCCGCCTCGGGTGGCTTCCTGACCCGGTACTTCCGCTGGCCCTCGGGCACCGGGGTGTACCTGGTGCGGTTGGAGTAGACCCGGGTGCCGTCCTCGAGCGCCTTGACCTGGTGGTGGGTCACGGGTAGAGGACTCCCTCCACGTACTCGGCGTAGAGCGTGAGGGTGAGCGGGCGGTGCCGCCGGATGTAGTAGCCAGGCTTGATGCGGTACGCCTTGGGCACCTTGCGCCCCATGATGTAGGTCATGTACGGCTTGCCGAAGTAGAACTCCAGCACCTTGTTGATCTTGCGCAGGTCGCTGCGCCAGTTCTGCTTGCCGGGCTCGAACTTCTGCTGGTCCTTCATGACCTCGACCATCTGGATCCCGGTCGCCCACTCGTAGATCATGACGGCTGAGACTCGGTGTCCATGTTGAGGCGACAGGTTGCGGAGGAACTTGCGGACCTCGCGTTCCCACTGCACGAGATGCGGGTTCTCCTTGATGATGAACTTGTCCTTCGTGAAGGGCATCTTCGCCCTCATCTCATCAGGCAGAACCAATGAGTCGACCCGCTCGGACGGGCGTACTGCGGCGGCTGTCGAAGGCAGACGCCGCTTGTCCGCCGCCTCCTTCTTGAACTTCTTCTTCAATTCAGCTTCGACTTCGGACAGGCGAGATGTGTCATCGAGCATGTCCGGAGTCTCGCACAAAAAAGAGAGAGGAGCCAGCCACATGGCTGACTCCGCTCCCTCCCTCCCTACTGGTACTTCGTGACGTTGGCCACCAGCTTGTTGGCTTCGTCCTTGTCCAGTCCCAGGTCCAGCGCACGGGCGTGCAGGTGGTCCTCCCAGTTCGGGATCTGCGCCAGCTTCATCTGCTGGCCGATGGCGAACAGTGTGTTGTTCCGTCGGCCGGCAGGGATGGGCGCCTGCAGATCCTTGAGCAGCTCGTGCTGCATGATCAGTACCTCCTCCTGATCCTCGCTCTCGAGGATCTTGACGATCGCCGCGGACGCGGCAACCTTGGCTTGCGTGTGCTGAAGCAGCCGGCCCTTGAGGCCCGGCGGCAGCTCGGCGATCACGCGCTTGTTCCACCGCTGGGACTGGTAGTGGTAGACACACCCAGTCCCTCGGAAGTCCACCCCCTGCACCAGACCGATGCGGTCCTGCAGCAGGGCGAACCCCTTGTCCTCATCCCACTCGTCATCGCTGACGGTGTAGAACAGGTGGTATCCATCCCCACTCTTGCTGGTCTCAGCCAGTGTGGGGGTCAGGAGACCCAGCTGTCCGACGTGGTCGAGGCCACCGTTCTTCCCGTCGATGTCGATGCACACCACCTTCATCGAACGCATGATGAAGGCGAAGGCGTGACGCCTCTGCTCGTACCCGAACAGCACGGGCGACATGCGGAAGGCACCCTTCGTGTACTTCTCCATGAACGCAGGCTTGCCGTCCTTGGACTGCAGGCCCCACCCTGGATCGGTCGTGCCGTCTGCCCAGGTGCGGACCAGGGCGATGCCCTTGGGTCCAGCATGTGGTTCGAGCTGACCCACGGGAACGGGGATCTTCTCGTCATACGTGTCAGTCAGCCACCACGGTTGCGGTGTCATCATTGTCAGCTCCTCTCATGGACTGGATGAACGTCAACCCTGGGCCCTTGAAGCCCTTGACGTGCCACACCTTGTAGGGCACCTTCTGCCCCGGGTCTCGCTTGGACTTGCGCCTGATGTCGAGGTAGGGGCGGAACTCATCCCGCACCCTTGTCTCGTCCCAGGTGGTGTAGTCGCCAGACTTCACCCGCCAGGACAGGACGAGTGAGGTCAGCTCCTTGAGCTCCATCCCCAGCAGGACCGAGGACCCGAGTGGGTCGTTGATCTCGACCTCCTCGAGGAACTGCACAGCCACCGAGTTGGAGTACTCGTGCTCGAGCTGCATCTCCAACGACTCAGCCGTCGGAGCCAGGCGAACTCCGGCCTCCTCCTTCTTGACGTAGTGGTCAATCAGCAGGGACAGGAAGGCGCCGGTGTACTTCTCCGAGCGCATCTGATCCAGGAATCCCTGGGACTCCGGGTACGTGTTCGGGAATGCGAACCGGATGATGCGCTTCTGCAGGGCGAAGCTCTTGTCCCTGGACTTGGGCTCCTGGTTCAGGCCCTCGATGAACAGGGCGTTGGTCTGCACAGGCAACGGTGAGCTCTCGTAGAAGCGCCTGCGCATCACCACCTCTCCTGCCACGAGTGTCTTCTCGGTGCCGGAGTCTTTGAGGTAGGTGGCTTCGCCATCCTGCACGAGGTTGAGCAGGCGGTTGTTCATCGAGTGGATGGTCACATCCTTCTCAGCCATCAGGGATCGTGTGACGTAAGAGCAGTTCTCCCTGCCGAGCACGGCCTCCATCATCTTCATCAGCACGGACTTGCCGTTGCGTCCATCCCCGATGAGCAGGATGTACTTGATCGCAGACCAGTGCGGAGCCAGTGTGGTGGCGAGGTGACTCAGCAGGGCCTTCGCCTGCTCTTCGGAATCCAGCCAGTTCTCGATGATCTTGAGCACTTCAGCCTTCACCACCGGATCGGTGTTGAGCATGGGGCCCAGTGTGTTCGGGATGAACTTGCCTGTTGGCACGTAGAGCTGACCGTCATCCCTCAACTCACGCAGCCCATCGGCTGTGCGAATCAACAGTGAGGTGGCTTGCTCCTCAACCAACTGGCAGTGCTGCTCCACCATGTACCCGAAGGACAGTGTCTCCTTGGGAGTGTGGAAGATGGTGCCGAACTGCGCTTTCGCTGTTCGCTGGAGAGAGTCGATGTCGTGAGGTATCCAGATCGTGCGCTCTGGATCCTGCACATCTCGTGCCCCAGTCTCATAGTCGGCGGGGTAGTACGTCACGTTGTTGTGGAGGATGTACTTGAAGTCAGTTGCGAGCAACTCTGCTTCGTCCTGCAATTCTTTCCTGTTCTTTCCTGGCATTGCCTTCCCTTTCGTTGAGTGAGGTGGAGGTGGCCGGTCACTCATCCGGCCACCTCCACAGTTAGCCCTCTTGGCTCATCGCCCGGAGGGTCTTGACACGATCGACGTACTCATCGAAGCGACCTTGAGGAATGGTCGTGTCTTTCAACTCCTCGATGTAGTTGTCAATCGCTTCCTCAGTTGTCGCCATGCTTCCTCCTATCTCCACGCTGACCGGGTGGCCAACCCCTCCCAGGTGTGGATCAGGTAGGCAGCAGACGGATGACCTGCTTCGCCGCGGTCGACACGAAGTCTCCGCGCGGCATGATCCGTCCGATCAGCTGGCGACGCAGGGCGTCGTCATCTGTGTCGTCAAGGATCAGCAGGGTGTCGCACACCCTGTCCATACCGTCAGTGCCGGTGGCCAGAGTGGCGGTCCCGATCAGGACATCGTGATGCCCAGCCAGGAACTCGTGGATGATGGTGTGCTTCAGCAGCTTGGGCGTATCGCCCGTGACCATCGCGTACTTCATGCAGTAGTGGTCCATCGAATAGGCCAGAGCCTGAGCGACGGCCGCTCTGTTGCAGTAGATGAGCACGGGCTTGTGCTTGGATAGCACGTCAGCCACTGGACCCTCGAAGACCTCGGGCCTCAGCCTGCCATTCGCACCCACCAGTCCTTGGAACCTCGCAGTGTGCCTCGCTTCCATGATGGATCCGATCATCTTGTGCTTGCGCCTGTCGTATCCGAGCTCGGTCAGTTCGGCCGGCAGGTCCTCGTGGTACCAGACGTCGTCGATCGTGTAGACCAAGTCATCAGGTAGGTAGAACACGTTGGGCTGTGCAGCCAGGTAGCTCGCCGCGTCTGGATAGTTGCGGAAGCCGAGCACTCTGGGCTCCATGCCGAACGGGTTCATCTCCGTCTCGCAGTTGGCGTACAGGAACTGCAGGTATCCGCCCTTATGCAGGTGAGGGCTCAGCACATGGACCACGCAGTAGCATCGCTCTGCGTCGTTGTAGTTGGGCGTCGCCGAGAGCATGAAGATCGGAGCCTGCAGGTGACGGGACAGGGTGTCGAACTTCTTCCACCCCTTGCCCTTCTGCCCGCCGAACAGGTGGAACTCGTCGGCGATGATGGGCTTGTACTTGCTGAGCTTGGTGTCAGCCATCCGGAACTTGGCGTGGCTCATCACCTCGACCTCCATGTCGAGGCGCTTGCCCAGCTCCACCCACTGTGGATGAGTGGAGGGTGGAGCGATCACCGTGACATACGAGTGGCCCAGCTTCCTCATACCCAGCATGGAGGTCAGGCTCTTGCCCGCACCTGTCTTGTAGTAGAGACAGGCTCTTGCCGGCTGTGGCTGTGTCACAATGCCGTCGAGGAACTCGACCTGGTGGTCGAACAACTCTGGATGATCAGCGGATCCTGTCGCACTCACGACACCACCTCCTCCCTCGAGAGTCGAGTGTGTCTGCGAACTCATGACCCCCCTTGCAATGGGTCTTGCGCTGGTTCCAGTGCCTGCCCTTGGCCACCA